GAGAAGCGTCTTGTCAAGGATCGCACTGCGTTCAAGGCTATGCGAGACCAGGGGATTCAGCCTGCTCGCCTCAAGGGTGCTGCTGACCTTCAAGACCGTGCCACCACCAAGCACGAGATTGAAACAGGCAAACTTATCGGCAATGCTTCTGTCGCTGCCAAGGTGGAGTCCACCGTCAAGGAACTAGCGAATCAGTGAAGATTGCTGCCCACTATGACCACAGCCCCGTCACCGGATACGGGAGAATGTCTGCGGAGATTGTCGCGGCCATTCGTCGGGCAGGCGTGGAAGTGGTGGACGCACCTGACCAATCGGTAGAGAACGTCCTGTTTATGACCCCACCCCACCGTCCTGACGGATGGTACAAGGGGCAGAAGGCAACCATTCTTACTATGTGGGAGACCACCGAGCTTGCTTTCGAGCACAACGCAGCGGTCCCCGGCTACGACACAGTTCTCGTTCCCTCCATGGCGAACTACGAACTGTTCAGCCAGGTCAACCCCAACACCCATGTCGTCCCCTTGGGTTGCAACTACGACCAATGGAAGCCTGTCAAGCGTTCCTACTCTGACCCATTCACCGTCATTACGGCAGGGCAGGGTGGACGGCGCAAGGGCATTGACATCTCCATCCGTGTGTTCAAGCGGTTTCGAGACATCATCAAGGCAGAGGGCTTCCCTGCTCCCCGCCTGCTTATCAAGTCCGTAGTCACCCTTGAGAACCCTGACCCCGGCATCCTCATCTTTGATTACCCCATGCTTGAGGACGAGGAAATCAACTTCTACGAGTCGGGCCACGTCTACCTTGGCCTCAGTCGAGGCGAGGGTTGGGGCATGATCCCCCACCAGACCATTGCTCAGGGTATGCCTACCATCCTCTCAAACGCCCACGGTCACGCTGCCTTCGCACGATTCGGCCTTGGAGTGGACTGTGGCTGGATGGAAGCCGAGAATGGTGTCTGGGGACGCAACGGGAATTGGTGGTCTCCTAACGAAGATCAGGCCCTTGCCCACCTGCTTGACGTATTTCACAACTATGAGCAGCACGCCGAAGCAGCAATGCTCAACGCTGAGGGAATCCGCAACGAGTTCACTTGGGATCGCACCGCCGAGGAAATCCTGTCGCACTTGTCCTCCTCGCCTGACTTCAAGGCAGGGGAATGGTATGAGTGTCCTCAACGGTATCTGACCCTTCGAGTCTCGAAGCCTGCCGAGGCAAGCATTGGTGGAGTTCTCCACAGTTTCGTTCCCGGCACGGACTATGACGTAACCGCAGATGTCAAGCGGGTTATGTATGACGCAGGCTACCTCGATGAATCCTGCCTTGACACGGCTGAAAAGGGATTCTTAGAGCGCACCTCTGCTGGTAAAATCTTTATAGACAAGGACTTGGACGCATGACGACATTTAACGATTGGATTGAAAAGGCTTGGAGGCGTGTCAACTCTGGCACCGCCGAGTCAACTGTCCAGCTCAACGCAGCAGTAGACGCAGTTTCAACAGAAATCTTCGTAACCCCTATCAACTCCACGGCAATGCGGGTTGGCGCTCGCCTGTCTGTGGACATGGAGGTTATGTACGTCACCTCTTGGAACGCAGGAACCGGAGAGGCTTACGTCATCCGTGGCTACGAAGGCTCAACCGCCGCCGCCCACGCCAACAACGCACTTGTTTACATTCAGCCCAAGTACACCCGATTTGACATTGGTGTGGCGCTGAACGACGAACTCGCTCGCCTGTCCTCACCCGACCAAGGCTTGTTCCAGGTCAAGCATCAGGACATCACCTTCAACCCTGTCTACATGGGTTATGACCTGACACAGGCAGTCAACGACAACTTCATTGACATCATGGAAGTTCGCTACAAGATCCCGTTCCCGACTCGGAACTACCCCGGCATCCACCGTTGGAAGGTTCTTCGCTCCATCGGTGACACCACCACCTTCCCCTCGGGCGCAGGCATTGTGTTCTACGAGGGTGGGTATCCGGGCCAGCCCGTGTACGTTCAGTACTCGGCACCGTTCACGCAGGTAGATGTCAGCACGGCAAACCTCAACTCTGATGTTCGCACCTTGACAGGCATGACCGCCACGATGCTTGACATCCCACCATTGGGTGTCGAGATTCAGTTGACCTTGCCCCGTGAGATTCGCAGGAACTTCATGGAGTTTCAGCCTGACCCTCGCAAGGCTCCCGAAGTCCCGTCAATGGCTGTCTCCAACTCCGTCCAAGCACTTACGGTTCTCTACAACCAGCGGGTGTCGGAAGAAGCAGGTCGTTTGAGTCGTCAGTACACAAGGGTTGAGGGCTGGTGAGTACCGCTTACACCAAGCCGTACATCCGCCCTGCCTTCAACTTTGGGCCTACTTCGCCCACGGCATCGGAGACTATTTCTCCACCGTCGCATGGGTTCCCCATCAGCATTGCTGGTCGAAACTACATGGCAGATACGTCCTTTGAGCCGTACCGCCGTGAAGCTTTCAACCACAAGTCCCTGCAACCACAGCGTCAGTCGCTTCACTTCACCAACCTTCCCGACGATGGCACTGTGTCCACAGAAGGTCTGTGGCGGCGTGAGGCTCGGGACTGGTCGCTTGGCTCTGGGCAGATTTACTTTGACCGCAAGGGGTCAGCAGACAACCGTTTTGCCCACAGCAAGGGTGTAGACCCATGGGTTCAGTGGCAACTTTCGTTGCTGCCTGACACGATAGCGCAGTATTCAATGTCTGGTGGACCGAGCAGGTCTATCATCAAGGCGATTCGTTGTGGTCAGTATGTGTTCCACGCAGAGGCAACTGCAAGTGGTTCTGGCCTTTATTACCGAACTTCATGGAGTTCGTCTACCGCTATTACCGGCACAATCACAGGAACAATCCTTGATATGTGTTCAGACGGATACAGCGTTTATGTTGTCACGACAACGGGTGTATGGATTGTCACGCCAAAGCTTAGTGGGTTGACGCAAACTCAACTTGTTCTCGGTGGAGACTCGGCTGGACACAGCGGAGCGCACAGCACTTGGCTTGCGGCGGATACATCATACGACCTTCAAGCAAAGATCGCTTATGTTGGCAATCGTTTGATTCTTGCGTTTAGCAACTTGGCCCAATGGGACAATGCAGCAGGAACCTACCACCCCGGCGCTGCACTCTTTGACCTATCTAGCCATACCGCAGGAACGGCACTTTCGCCCTCTGCCCCCGAGTGGCTGTTTACTCACCCGAACGCTCAGTGGGTATGGAGTGGCATCGCTGCTTCTTCAACAAGCATTTACATTTCTGGTTACAGCTCTACCGATAATGGTGCTATGTCTGCCGTTTACCGCACGGGCATTGACCAAGCAGCCGCAGCAGGCTCAGTTCCCAACTTGTCGTCGCCTGTTGTCGCTCTCCCAATGCCGCCAGGGGAATACCCCACGGCAATCAAGGGTTACATGAACTATATTTTCCTTGGCTCTAACAAGGGAATCCGCATGTGCGAGGCAAACTCCTCCACCTCTACGGGCGGTGCCGGTGAACTCAAAGCTGGGCCACTGATCCCCAACGTCACTGAGGAAGTCGCTAGTCCTGTTGTTGGCATTACGGCGAACAACCGTTATATCTATTGGACTTGGAATAACTTTGACGATACCTCTTGTGGCCTTGGTCGCCTTGATCTGACGCAATTCATTGACCCACTTGCTCCGGCGTATGCGTCAGACTTAATGATTTCAAGTGGTTTGTATCGAACAATCAAATGGTTGGACTGGGATCCGATTACCGACAGTCCTTTGATGACAGCGCCACTTTCCATTTATACGGCAGACCCAGACAACTGCGTTGCCTCGGGAACCGTCAATTCCGGTCTGATTACTTACGGTATCCCCGACAACAAAAACGCCGTCAAGATGGATGGAAACGTAACTAACGCAGGAGATTCGATTTCTTCTGCTGCATCCTTTTTGCTGTTGGTTGACGACCACCCATCCATTGACCTTGGTTCTTACAACGGGAACAGTCGCAAGTTCACACTTGGATTCAATCAGCAATTTGGCGAACAGTACACAATCACTACTACGCTTACTGCCGGAGTCACCTATGACAGTAGTGGGGTAAGCCACCGAGTATCCCCCACACTGAACCGTTGGACTCTCAAGGCTTTGCCAGGTATCCCCTCGGGCATTATGATTAACGTCCCGATTCTCATGTACGACAACATTGAGGTTGATGGTCAGGTGATTACTTACGACCCTTACGCTGAGTACACCTTCCTTGAAAACCTACGTCAGACGCAAACCGTAGTGACGTATGTGGAAGGAACCTTTACGGCGCTTTGCACAGTTGACCTCATCCACTGGCTTCCCGAGCGTCGAAGGATGGTCACTCAGGGTGGCTATCACGGCGATCTGGTTGTTTCCCTCAAGACGATTTCAGGATAATGGAGTAGAATAGAACAATGGCTTTCCCCGATATTTCAACTGTTCGGTCCTATGGCGGCGGTGCGCTGCCTAGCGTCCTGACGGGTTCCGGTATTAGTTCTACCGGCACTAGCTTTACAGTTGCCGATGCTTCAACGTGGGTTGAGAACGGCACTTCCAACCCTCTTGGCACCTCTGGCCCATTCGTTGTTGCCATTGACTACGGCGAGACCAACGAAGAAAAGGTACTGTGCTCTAGCCTGAACCTCACCACCAACACCGTCACGGTTTATTCCTCGGGCGGAAGCATTGGTCGTGCTTACGATAACTGCAATGTTCCTCTTGGAACCTCCGCTGGTACGGGCGTGACCCACGCAGCCAACGCTGTTGTTGTCCCTGTGTTTACTTCTGTTGAAGCACAAGCGGCAAACAATGTTGGCTCAAAAACTCTTGGCTTGGTCACTTCACCCGGAGACCTGCTTGTTGGAAATGGCACGCAAAGCCTTACCCGCAAAGCCATTGGAACTTCCGGCCAAGTGCTTTCCTCAAATGGAACCACTGTGAATTGGCAGAAGGTTGCTCCTGCAAATGTTGACCCCTCGGGTACAAGCGCAGGGCAGGTTCTTATTTCCACTGGATCTTCTTCCGCTCCCACTTGGCAAGACAACAAGGGACAGGCGTACGTGGGTTCGTCAACCCCGTCAGCAACAATCTCTGGTGCTTTGTGGTGGGACACAACTAACGCCATCCTCAAGGTCTACAACGGTGGTTGGATTCCTACCCCTGGCGACTCAACGTGGCAGACGGTCAGTTCGTTCTCTAACTCATGGGCTTCTACCTCTGGTATTTCCTACCGCAAGATCGGCAACCGTGTCCAGCTTCGAGGACAGTTCACCACCGCAGGCACCGCTGTCGCTACGGCATTTACTTTGCCATCCGGTTATCACAACGGTTCTGTCACGATGCGATTCCCAACGGGTTACGCAAACTCAAGCATTTGCAACGTGGTCATTGACACAAGCGGTAACGTCATCCCGCAGGTATCTGCAACTACTTGGCTTGATGGCATTACCTTCTTGGTTGACTGATGGCTATTTACCCTAAGGCGCAATGGCACGGGCCTGTCCCGAACCAAGGCGGACAGATGGGCAACATCCGGCTCGGTGTTGTTCACATTATGGCGGGCACCCTTAGCGGATCTGACGGATGGTTCCACAACCCCTCCGCTCAGGTCTCTGCTCACTTTGGCATTGGCAAAGATGGAACCGTCTTTCAGTGGGTGGACACCGCCAACGTCGCATGGGCGGAAGCCAACTACAACGGTGAAGCAATCTCGATTGAGAACGAAGGCAACTCTGGCGAGCAGTTGACGCTTGCACAGGCTGTTGCTTTGTCTGAGCTGATGGTTTGGGTTTACCAAACACACAACGTACCGATTGTCCGTGTCACTGACCCTAACGCTTCGGGTTGGATTGGTCACGGCGAACTCGGCGTTGCGGGTGGCAACCACCCCTCTTGCCCCGGACAACCGATTCTTGACCAACTTCCCGCAGTCATCAAGGCTGCATGGGCAATCCTATTCCCACCAGCACCAGCGCCCCAGGAGGACATTGTGCATATGCCAACTCTACACAAGGGGGACAAGGGCGATTTCGTCTACACCCTCCAAGGCTTGCTGAACGGCAAGTGCAAGCAGGGCATCAAGGTCACGGGCGTGTACGACGACGCTACGGCGAACGGTGTCAAGAACGTCAAGTCATTCTTCCATGGCCCGAACCAAGACCCCACGCTTGTTGGCGATTGGGTTTGGAAAACTCTATTCGGAATCTAATGGGCTGGGATTATTGGGACAAAGTGATGGGCGTTATCTCCTCTGTTGGAATCGTTCTTGGCTTCATTAGCGGAGTCATCGCTTTGGCAGTCAGGTCGTATCGAAAGTACAAGGCAAAATTATGATTGGTTCAGAAGAATCCTTTATCCACCGTTGGCAGGTCAAGGCGCTGTCGTGGTTTGACAACTGGTTCACTTCGCCCGAGTGCGTGTGGCAGACCCTCTTTGTCTGCGTCATCATTTGTATTGTCGAGGTTGCCTTCCCGAACCTTGACCCTCACTACTTCTACCTTCTCGCCATCCTGACTCTGTACTCTGCTGTCACTCAGCCTGCTCTGGCTCAGGCCTCTGCTGCCACCACCCGTCAGTTGCAGACCATCATCGAGCGACAGGCAAAGATCATTGAACTCATGCACGAGGAACTTGAGGAGACCAACGAAATCCTTGAGGATGTTCGTGACCTGAACCTTAGGAACGACTAATGTTCTGGAAGATCGTGATGTACTCGGCCATCGGCTCTGTCGGCATGGCTGTCCTTGACTACACCTCGACCATCCTGACTCACGCAATCACGGCAGGCAGGGGACACCTCGCCGGTCTGATGAATGTCCTCTATGACGTAGCCAACCTCACCGTCCTCTCTGTGGCAGGCGTAGCTCTGACTCACGACTTTGGAATGTGGGGCTACCTCGGAGTGTTACCTATATTGGTAACGGCATACCTTGTCACCTACCACGCCACGATGATTGGCAAAGAGCATGTGGTGGATGAGGAGGAAGTCGCTGCCGACGACGAGCGGGACCGAAAGATCCTGTGGCTAGAGAAGCAACTGCTTGCAGGAAAGGCAGAACAATGAACAACCTTGGAGTTACGCTTGCATCTATCTGGCTCGGACTTTGTGCCGCAGCCGCCATCTTTTTTGTCGCAAGGAGTAAACAGTGACGCAACCAGGAGACCTCGTACTTGCCCATTCGAAGGGCGCTTTCGCCACGCTTATCCGCTTTGGTCAGTGGCTCCGTCCCTCGTGGAGGCCCTACAAGAAATGGAACCACGCCGCAATCGTGGTGGATGTCATCGGCACCGAAATCACCTGTGTCCAGATGGGTCGCCGTGGTCAGCGTGTGAACATCAGCAAGGTATCTCCCGGTGGCTACAACGCCATTCTCCCCTGCCCTTCGGACATTGACCGTGCCAAGGCAGTCGCCTACGCAGTCAAGCAGGTCGGGGTCAAGTACTCCGTAGCAGCCATTTTCTCCATCGCCCTGACCCTCCTCACCCCGAAGATGTTCCACTTTGACTTCCGGCGCAAGGGGGATTCACTCATTTGCTCCGCACTTGTGGCAAGATCTTGGGAGCATGGTGGATGGACATGCCCTACAGACCCATTCCAGATTACCCCCGCAGAATTGGCGAAGGCTGTGGAGGCCAACCAAGGGAGTTAACAAATGTCGGCAATCCCTACCCATGTAGTGATACCAGACTGTCAGACCAAGCCGGGAGTTCCGCTTGACCATCTCGTATGGATTGGTCAGTACATCGTGGACTCGTTCGCTGGCAAGGAGAGCGTCAAGATCATTAACCTTGGCGATTTTGCTGACATGGAATCTCTGTCGTCGTACGACAAGGGTAAAAAGGAAATGGAAGGAAGGCGTTATGCCAAGGACATCGAAGCCGCAAACTACGCATGGGAACTCCTCAACAAGCCCCTCGTTGAACATAACCTTACACGCCGACGCTTCAAGGAAAAGCAATGGTGGCCTGAGCGTCACATCACCTTGGGCAACCATGAAGATCGAATCAGCAGGGCTATCTCTCTCGATGCCAAGCTCGAAGGCACAATCTCCGAGGACGATTTAGATTACGCCAAGACCGGCTGGCAGGTTCACAACTTCCGTGACATCCTCTGGCTTGATGGGGTGGGTTACTCCCACTACTTCTACAACCAGATGAACGGGCGACCTCTCGGTGGTGCGGTGGAGAACAGGCTCCGCCAGATCGGTCACTCATTCACGATGGGCCACCAGCAAGTCCTTCTCTATGGTGTGCGGTATGTCGCAGGCAAGCAGCAGAACGGATTGGTCGCAGGGGCAGCGTACCTCCACGACGAGGACTACCTCGGGCCGCAGCAGGCGTATTGGCGGGGCATCATCGTCAAGCACCAGGTCGAGGACGGGTCGTATGACCCCATGTTCGTCAGCCTTGACTACCTCTGTCGCAGATACACGGGCAAACGGCTGGCAGACTACCGCCCAAAGCTGTATGCTCCCGTGAGTGATTAGTGTCTTTACCCCCTCGCACAACCCAAAGTACCTAGACGAAGCCTACGAATCCCTTAAGAAGCAGGTCTATGAGGATTGGGAGTGGGTCGTCTTTCTCAATGGTGAGGCTCACGATTGGTGGCCCGAGGGACTAGATGATCCCCGAGTCAAGATCGTCCGCTCCAATCACCGTGAAGGCATGGCAGTTGGGGATGCCAAGGCTGACGCTGTGCTGTGGTGCTCCGGGGAAATCCTTGTAGAGCTTGACCACGACGACATCCTTGTACCGGGGGCGCTTACCCTCGTAGCCAAGAGGTTCGAGCAGCACCCTAACGCTGGCTTGATCTACTCAGACTTCCGTCACATCAACGAGCAGGGCGAGAAGTTCCACCACCCCTTTAATCCTGCCTATGGGTGGAATCAGTCCGTTGACGGGTGGGTACTCGGATTCCCTCCTGTCCCCTCTGCCGTGTCGTATATCTGGTACGCACCGAACCACCTACGAGCGTTTTCTAGGGCCGCATACGACGCTGTAGGGGGCTATGACAGGACGCTAGACATCCTTGATGACCAAGACCTGATGGCTCGGCTGTATCAGTACGGTGAGTTCTATCCAATCAAGTGGCCTATCTATCTTCAGCGGGTTCACTCGGAGCAGACGCAGGCTCGCCAAGACCTGAACGCTCGCATCCAGACCGAGACCGTACAGATGTACGACAGGACTATCGAAGCCAACGCTCTCGCATGGGCGAAGCGACGAGGCTTGAAGCGACTCGACCTCGGTGGGGCGCACAACTCCCCTCCCGGCTATCAGTCCGTAGACCTGCACGATGCCGACATAACGGGCGACGTTATGGAAGTCCTGTCCAACATGCCCAACAATTCGGTGGGAGTGATCCGGGCTTGCGACTTCCTCGAACACATCCCCAACCCTGTCCCCCTGATGAACGAGTGCTACAGGGTGCTACGGCACGGGGGGATGATGCTCACTTCCACCCCTTCCACCGACGGGCGTGGTGCTTTCCAAGATCCGACTCACGTTTCCTTCTGGAATGAGCACTCCTTCTGGTACTACACCAACGCCGAGTTCGCCAAGTACGTCCCGGAGATTACCTGCCGGTTTCAAATCTCACGGCTGTACACCGATTGGCCTCGTCCCAACATTGCTTATGTTCACGCCAACCTTGTCGCAATCAAGGATGGCCCACGTCTACCTGGGGAGCTACTTATCTAATGGAACTTCTATGCCGATGCGAGAAGTGCGGAGCCGCCTATTCGTTGGGCGACATGCGGTATCTCCCGCAGCCTTCCATGCTGATGACGTTCCTCGCAGACATCCTCCACGACCACGTTTGTAAAAAGGCTTGACATCTTCCACGCACTCCATTAGTATCAACATTGCTAGGGGAAACCCCAGCGATACCAAGGGAGAACAGCGTGGAACAAACCACCGATGGATTGCCCCTCACGCCGAAGCAGGCGATTGAAGGGCTGACAACCGTGTACCAGCGGTTGATTGTTATTGGGCAACAGCTCAGGGACTTGTCGGACACCTTGCTCCAAGCGGGCAATGTATTTACCGACCAGCAGACTGAACTGCACCGGATGTACAACACCTACGAGAGCGTTGACCCTAACGAGGTGCGTTATGGCGACTGATCTTGTAGCACCCCGAGTGTATGTTCCAAGTATGGACAAGCACTACCCACTGTTCCTTTCAGCGGAGCAGGCAGCACGGGTCTTGGGGCTGTCTCGGCCTACCGTCATGCGGCGGATTGAGTCAGGCGTTCTCAAGGCACAGAAATCAGAGACCGGCGTTTGGAACGTGGAGACCACCTCCATCTTCTCGAACCTTGGACTCTTGACGGAAGTGAGGACTATCAATGTCTGATTGGAAGATCCCTGTAGAGCCTCGGTTCACTCAGCTCTTTGTTGAGGATCAGATGGCTCGCAACGCTGAGGCAGGCAAGAAGGCGCAGGCTTTTGACACGCCGTTCCGCTTCAGCGACTCAGGCAAGTGTGGTCGGGCGATGGCCTACTCCATGCTGGGCTACGAAGGCGAACCCTTTGACGCAGCAGGAACCTTTGTCGTTGGACTCGGTACGTTGATTCATGAGATTTGCCAAGAGGCAATCCTTGGTCGTTACCCCGATGCCAAGTTCGAGGTTCCGTCCAAGACTGCTACCTCCTCGGGCCACGCCGACGCAATCATCCCCACTGACGACCTCGGGCTTGTCCTGTGGGAACTCAAGACGATGAACGGCACGGCAGCGAAGAAGTCAATCGGTTTCAACACAAAGGGTTGGAATGAACCGGTAGGGCCACGGATTTCTACCGTTCTTCAATCGGCGTTGAACGCTCAGGCTAATGATTGTGACACCATCGTGGTCGGACACATTGCACTCGAAGCTATCTCGAAGGGGCTTGCGGAAAAGTGGGATGTCTCGGAGTTCATGCGGTTCATCGCTGAGTGGATCATCCCCAAGGAAGAATGGGAACCTCTGGCTGACCTAGAGACCGCTCGGCAAATGAAAATTATTGACTCTGTAGAATCAGGTTCTTTGCCTCATCGCATGGCTATGGACGATGATGGTCACGAAGTTAACCTTGATCCCGAGAGTTCTCGTTATTGGCAATGTCAGTATTGTTCGCACCGAACCCGGTGCATGAGCGATGGCGGTGGAGAACCAGCCATCACGGAAGGAAACTAATCATGGCTCACTTTGATTTGAGCAACTACGCAACTGTGGCTGAACGCATCACACAGTTCTACGCCGACCACCCGGACGGACGTATCCACACCCGTTTGCTGAACACAACCGATGGCAAGCAGGCTCAGTTCATCGTCCACGCTGAAATCTACATCGGTGACGACGAGCGCCCTGTGGCTACCGGCTTGGCAGAGGAGCACTTCACTGACCGTGGGCCGAACGAGACCTCGCCGTTGGAGAACGCTGAGACCTCAGCCATTGGTCGAGCCTTGGTGAATTGGAAGTACAGCAGCACCGCAGCAGACCGTCCCTCTCGTGAGGAGATGTCAAAGGTGAACAACAACTCCAAGCAGGGTGTTCCGCCTCAGGTCAAGGACGCAATCAAGTCCACCAGCCCGAAGCACGAAGTCAACGCTGACTCACGGTGGGAGACCATCAAGCAGGGTGCAGCAGCAGATCCATCTAACACCTTCCTCTCAGACCTTGTGAAGAAAGGTGAGCAGTATGGCAACCTGTCAGAGAAGCAACTCGGAGCAGGATTCAACGCTGCTCGTAAGGTGCTTGACGCAGCGACCCCTCGGGCCAACGATGTTATTCAGGCGTTCCCCGGAGCGACTGAGGTGCTACCAGGTGAGGAGCCGTTCTAATGGGAACCGCATTTGTAGACGACGATGGCGCAGTCCTTACTATCGAGGAGGGAGAGAACTTCGTCATCACCATTGACGAGGAATACTCCATCAAGCTCACCACCGATCAGGCGCAGCAACTCCGTGATTGGCTTGGCTTGCACGTTGCCAACACTCCGAAGCAGCGAACTCCTGTCGAGGGCGACTCACGGTGGGCAGCGATTGTTGAGGGTGCCAATAAGAACCCCGACAACACTTTCCTTGTGAGCTTGCTCGAACAGGGGCAGAAGTGGGGAGAGCTGACCGAAAAGCAGTTGTCGGCTGGCGCAGCAGCAGCAATGAAGGGTTGACAATCTAGTAACCTTTCACTACATTTCATAGTGACCCATCGACCAAGGGAGGAAAAATGGGTAAAATGAAAGATCAGATTATTGCGAATCTGCCGGACGAGTCTGAGGTACAGGCTGCATTGGCAGAGGCGTGGGAACACCGAGAAACGATTGCGGTTGCCAAGGATAAATTGGAAGCCTTGTGGTCGGTTCTCCATCTAGCAAAGAGCCTTGTTGATAGTTCGTACTTCAAGTGTGGGGAAGTCCACAAGATTTTGTTGACGAACGCACTCAAAGCATACGATGAGGCATCAGAGCGTGATGACCGTGGCTATGCAGCATGGGCCAGCATCAAGTTCCCCAAGGAGGCATCGTGACCATTGAGGATTGGGCTACCAAGCTCACCGACGAAGCGATCCAGCGTGCCGACGACCACGCTAGGGCGACTTGGAAGGAGGCAGCACTCGACGGTGTTCGGGTGCTGTCCTTCTCCAAGGAGCGATTCACCACCGATGATGTGTGGGAGTACCTAGAGTCGGCAGGCCGTACAACCCATGAACCCCGAGCGATGGGAGCCATTATGCGTAAGGCTGTCAAGGAAGGATTCATCCGTAACACCGGAGAGTTCGTGAAGTCGAGGCGACCCGAGTGCCACTGTCGTCCGGTGGCAGTTTGGGAGGCGGTTTGATACGGGCTATCGCAGTTGCAGTCAGTGTGACTCTCGGAGTCCTCTGGCCTTCTGTGACAGACTCAGCCCCGGCTCCTAAGGAGCCTCCTAGTACCACCACCACGATTGTCACGACGACTACGGCACCAGGCGTAGATCCGTCACTGATTGCAGCGTGGGGAAAGGTGGCTGTCTGCGAGTCGGGTGGTTGGGTGGTGCTGGGAAGCGCCTACCCCAACAGTCTCGGCATGACCGCAGCAAATTGGTACAACTTTGGCGGGACATCAGATGTGTCCCCCGAGGCGCAAGTGAAAGTGGCAGAGAGATTTCGAGCAGCCTACGGCATCGGAATCCCTGACCAGAATGGATGCGAGGGAGCATGGTAATGGATTTTGGTGAATGGTTGGATTACGGAATTGCTCAGGGATTCTGTTCACCACAGTTTTGTGAAACACATGATGGTGGGCCATGGTCAGGCAAAGAGCTAGAACTGTGGGAGAGTGGGGAAGATCCCTGCCGACACATGGTCAGGCTCGGTACAGAAAAGGATTGGGATGAGAACCTTTAAATGTCCTAAGTGTGGACTGATTCAAATAGCTCTCGGTAGCCTCGTCGCTCACCGTTGCACGATGAATAAGAATCGTATGACCCAGATGGAGGTTGTGGATGAAGCGCAGCCCGATAAACCGAGTAAGTAAAAAGCGCAAGGCGCAGAACGCAACACGCAAGATTCTTCTTGCAGATAAGTATGGCCCGCCTGCTTATTGGAAGTGTGAGATAGGCCCGATCATTGGGGATGCTTGCTTTGGCCCTGTCAATGGTCACGAACTTCTCAAGCGTTCTCGTGGTGGGTCAATCACTGACCTTGACAACATCATGCTTGCTTGCAATTATCACAATGAATGGGTTGAGTCTCACCCTCAAGAGGCACACGAGTTGGGTCTAGCGATCCACAGCTGGGAGAAAAATGACGACACCACAGAAGGCTAAGGGTTCGCAGTTCGAGCGGGACGTAGCAAAGTTCCTCGCAGAGAACGGACATCCTTACGCTGAGCGCCGATACGGAGCAGGCAACACACAGGACAAGGGCGACATCAACGGTTTGCCAGGTCTCGTGATCGAGTGTAAGAATCACAAGTCACTTGACTTCGCTGGTTGGTTACGCGAGGCTGAGGTTGAAAGAGCCAACGCTAAGGCTGACTACGGCATCGTGGTCGCCAAACGCAGAGGCAAGGGAGCAAGCGAAGCTTATGTTGTGATGACATTGGCAGACTTTGCAAGACTATGGAAAGAAAGGGATGGAAGATGAGTGACAAAGAGGCAAAGCGCAAGCGGGATTGGGCAAGCGACAACCGCCAAGGCAAAGGGCCAGAGGACAGGACGTTCACTATCAGCGAGATCCTGAAGGCTCGTGGCTACGAAATCAAGGAGGCATCGTGAGCAACTACCCAAGCGGAGTGAGCAGCAGCGACTTCGACGACGACAGCGACTACCGACCTTGTAGGAACTGTGCGGTGATCCTGCTGGAGCACAAGCGAGAGTGCCAAGACAGAGACTTGGAGAACACCGGCCACGAATGGAACGGTGAGGAATCTTCTCGTCCTCAATACGAGGAAGCACCTTTGGGCATGTGGGATGACTGACACCGTGATCCCGTGGCTATGCCCGCACTTGACAAATTGGATGACCAACAAACCTGTTTGCGATTGCGTGGTCATCTCCATCAGCCGTGCAGCAGCAGAGGATTTGGTGGCGGATGAAATCTTTATCAGCGCCAAGACGATGACCGAGTTGGAGTACGCAGCACTCCACGCTTTAGAACGGGAGGCAGAGTGAGCGAGACCCAAAAATGGCCCGAGACCGACTTGTACCCAGGCGAGACAATCATTGTGGACACCGTGACCATCAGCAAAAAGATTGCGGAACAAATACTTGACTTTCCGTTTTCTCCTGAACATTGGCGACAGTGCATGGCAGTAGCACTAAAGGATGAGTGCGACCACCGTTGGGTCAACATTAACTATGGCCCACCTCGCTCGTGGTGCTTGGATTGCAAGAGGATGAGGAACGGACACCTTGCCGACGCTTAGGAATCAGAATCACAAGAACCCTTGGCACGCAAGAGCCAAACGGGACGACCTAGAAATCTCTCTCGGCTACTACCCGACGAGGGAGGAAGCAGAGAAGGTCGAAAGAATGTTTGCCCGTGACTACCCACCAGCACCGAGGGGAGCACGCAAGACGCATAAGGAGGAAATCAGTGCTTAGTTATAACCAGGTCGCAGAAGCGATTGAAATTGAAGGCAGGCGGATCGGTCAGCTCGCAGAGGAAATTGCCGAGTGTGCCAATAACGCGGCAGAAGCCGAGGCAGACCACAAGATCGAAGTTGCTAAGGCTCGTGTCAAGTACGTCAATGACCGAGGGGCAGAAGGCATCAAGCCCACTGTTTCACAGACTGAGGACTATGCCACGCTAATTTGCGCTGAGAGCCTTCGGAATTATCTGGTGGCACGAGAGGCCCTAACAGCAATTAGAGAGGCTCTACGGGCAGCACAGGCACGTCTGGACGGACTGAGGACGCTTGCAGCGGGATACAGGCAGGCAGGAGGGTGAATTTCATGGAAGAAGTAGAACCCTTGGGCCGGTGGCGTGACCGCGCTGAGTGCAAATCCATGCACCCCGATGAGTTCTTCCCCGAGTCAGGGAAGGCAAGTGACGCAGCCTACAAAGCCTGCTCCGAGTGCAAGGTCAAGCGAGATTGTCTTGATTACGCGTTGACTGATCCTTGGATCAAGGGAATGTGGGCAGGAACTAATGAAGCGGAGCGTTCAAAGATTCGGCGTGGAAGGCTCAAGAAGGAAGTGGCGCTCGCGCTTAGTGCTAATGCGCCCAATACCCACGACATGAAGCCAGGTCGGAGGCATTGCTTGAACTGTGGTCAGGGATTTGTGCCTTCAAAACTCAGGTCACAGCAAAAGTATTGTTGCGCTGGTTGCCAACAGTCACGGAATCGTAGAGTAGCCAGAGCGAATAGGTCTACTGAGTAGAAAAATCGCGCTTAGTGCTAATACATAGAAACGACAAAACCCTAGGCCGGAGAGAGAGCTACAGCCTAGGGTTTGTCTATGCCAAAGGGAGAAAGGGAACCCTTGGCAATGGGTGAGTGTATCACACTCAGATAGATAGCGTTTCCCTTCACGCTTTACCATTATTGCTGGTCAGAGACTTATGATCTCAATTCCCACGTTCCGCTGGTGTTTCCGTTGGAGTCGATTACCCTTCCGCTGGTTTCGTACTCATCCAATTCATCAGCAATCTTGCGTAGTGAATCAGCGAGAGCTGAGAAATCAAGCGAGTCAGGATCATGTGGATCTCTCCAACCATCGTTATCAAGCCTGATCGTTGCTACAAATTCATTCATAATCTGTTCCTCTCTTTATTGGTCAGCCAAAATTCAAACGCTTAGACAATTCAGCAGCGATGCGTTCATCATGCTCTAAATTTTCCGTTTTCTCATCCCAACACAATTCCCACTGTTCAGTCTGAGGATTCCATACATTTCCATCATTCAAATAAGCGTTGGTGTCATCAAAATGGAATTCAATAGTTCCATCATCATGCTCAACACCAAAAATTACAAAGTGATGCTGTTTCATAATTGTCCCTTTCTCTACTGATGAGCCTCATCAGAGCGGAGCACTTACTCCGCTTACCTTCGTTTCCCAACGATGGTTTCGGCTCTGTCAGCCTTCAAATACCAGCTTTTTAGTCCCTGGTTCCTCAAAGATGTATGAGTCTCCGTAGGCATGAGCACGCTCTGTCAATTCTTTGCCATTGGGTAGGCCACGATCCCAAAATCCTGCTCCGTGACCATTCTGTGTTAGGTAGAGATCGTGACCAGCCTGTTCGGGAGTCCAATCTTCGACCAAAAGATCAACGTTTGAACGGTAGAAATCTAAAACGATTTCTGCCATGCGTCGTCTTGACTCCACAGTGAGATCAGATTCTCTGCCACGATTGTCAAAAGTAATCGGCCCTAGTTCAGGATCATCTTCGTAGCAACCAGCCCACAGAGCGCACTCTATGTATGCGTCAACCATTCTGTTGAGATACGTTGCACTCAGGGTTAGGTCAAGAGACTCACACTTTGGACAGCGACTCAGAGTATCGTCCCAAAGAAGATCAGACTCCATTCCGTTCCAACCACAGTCTCGGCAGTTTGCTTCATCTTCGATTTTCATTACGCTCTCCCTAGTTCAAAGTGAATAAAATTGACTGCATCCCTGAGGAATGGTTCGTGAGAATCCCATAAAAGATTCTCAGTCGCAGCATCAAAGATTCTGACATCAAACCATCCTTCGCCATCATCAAAGATCAGAGCGATCTTTCCGTTATTCGCTACTCCCGAGAAACACAGTTTCCCTGAGTGATTTCTTGCGAGCGTTTTACTTCGCTCTTGACTGATTCCGTACATTTTGGTTCCTTTCTTTTGTTTTTGAATGTCGCGCTTAGTGCTAATTGCTAGCAGAGTGCCAATCGTCGTCACTCCACAGCATGATGCTTCCTTCGTACCAACCAAAGCTGTATTCATTGGGAGCGTGCTGTTCCGTGAGATATTCAAGCGCCACGCTGTCAGTATCTTGCAACAATTCAAGCGCCACAGTATCGCCATCTCTCGCCATTTGAACAGTCTGATGGTCGATACCGATTTCATCAGCGCCTAGGCCGGAGTCCAGAGCCATCTCCCAGAGATCGCAAATGACGTACCAGCCACGCACTCCGTCAAGGATGCAGCCTTCCGACCAGACTTCACGTTGGCACTCAGCGCACAGATAGCCTGTTTCGATTCCGTTATCAGCCGGAATCCTATTTACGAATCTGCCAGAGCCAAAATGCGTAGGTTCGTGGCAGTCAACACAGTGGTCTCCGATATCTTTCATGCTCTCTCTCTTTTCTCTCTCTCAGCGCAGTCGCGCCTAGTGCTAATTTGTAGCACAGTGCTAGCCCTAGGAATCGAACCCAGGCCATGCTCCAAGACTAGCGACCTTCTCAGCGAGTGACCATCACCACGCTGTAGCGATCTCCTCCAAATGGGGAGCGACACACAGAGCACGCCGAGCGACTGAACCCATAGATCGGGTATCTTTCATGCTCTGAATCGTCAGCCGGATAGGTGTCTACAAGCGCCACGATTCCTAGTTCACTGTGCGCTAATTCGATCCTTTCAAGATCAAGCTCTCCCTGCTCTCCATCGAAATAGGAGTCGGCTCCGTTTGCTGCGTAGTAGTAGCAACCTTCGCACACTTCAACTGTCTCAGCACTCTCACATTGAACGCACATTTCAGGCCTCCTCAGCGATCTCGAAATCTTCCAGAGCGGAGAGCAGATAGGTGACAGCCTCATCCTTCTCAGCCATTGCAGAGTAATACTCCAATTCTGAGGAGAATTCTCCTCTCTGAAATTTTCGCCACAGTCGCTTTAGTTCCTCATTGCGTTCAAAGATTCGCTCTCCGTATGGAGTGCCAGAATGTTTGTGTGCAATGGCGCTTGCCGACTGATTCAGCGTTTCGACGTACTCACGTTGGGCACGGTAAATAGCCTCTTGTTTCTCATCAAGCCTCTTGAAAATTGCATCAAGACTTTCCATCTCTCTCTCTTTCTTTCTGGTCATTCGCCAGAGTGCTCCGGCTAGGAATCGAACCTAGCCACGCTCACCAGAGCAGAGCGCCTACCTAATTCGGCAAAGCCTCATAGATCCAATGGATCCACAGAGCCACACACAGCAACAGGGACGACGTTAGGACTCCCTCAAAGAACCCGCGCTGTCGCGCGCTCCGCTCTCTCCTAGTCTCTCTCCTCATGATTGACCCCACAGCAAGCGAGAGGAATCGACCCAACAGCCACCGATTCCATTCACGGCCTCCACAAAGAAACGCTCCCTACCGTAGGCCATCTTTGCATCAGTCACGCTCACAGGGACACACAGAGCGCCAGAATCGACCGAGAGCAAAGCCACAGTGCCGACTTTTTCCATCAGTTCCCGAACAGTCATGCCCAACGCACCCCAAATTCACGAACATCAGAGCGGAGACGCTCAGCGTACGGAGTCTGCTCTTTCAGAGCCGAAATGAAAGCCTCTTGCCATTCTTCCGGAATCGGTCGCTGTGACTCGACGTAGAGCCTTTTCCAACCCGAGTAATTCGCTCCGCCGATCTCTCGCAAATGTTGGCATCCCTTGGCGACTCGTTCACACTCGTAGCAGTAGCCTTCAAGCGCACAGGCTCCACAGTTCTCCCGAACTATCGCCCGATCTTCTTTCGGGAAAATCTGTGTTCCGTGATCATGAATGAACGCCCTAGCGTGCCACTCGATAGCGTGCTGGTGCTTTTCCATTTTTCTCATCTCTCTCTCTTCTGACTGTTTGCCAGAGCGCCTAGGCAGGGAATCGAACCCTGCCACAGTCTCGCCAGAGACTAGGCCACCAACCAACTAGCAGACGTTCCACGCTCCAACTGGCACCCCGAAAGGATCGCCGATCTCTCCCTCAGTGATTCCGCTGTCGATTGCACCCTTGATCGCATTGAGCATTTCCCGCGGGATTCTTACCCAAGACGGAACGTCGATCATGATTTCGATTTCTCCGTATTCGTAAAGCATTTTTCTCTCTCTTTTCTCGGAGTCCCTTGCTCCGACAAATTGAACATTACAGACCCCGACTAACCCTGTCAACCATAGGAGGCCGATTTTCGGGGTCTAAGTTCCCACATTGCGAGACGTTTTCCCTGGTCAGAGCCAAATAAAGTTTTTTTTGGATTTCTTGTGTTTGGGGTCTTTTTCGGCCTAGATCGGCTTTATCAGTGAGCACCAGATCGGAGCGCCACGAAATGCTATCTGAACATTTGGAGCATATGCTATTTCGGCATTTGGAACATACGCTATCGGCCTATTTGGAGCCTATGAATCTCGCAACATTTGGAGCAATGCTATTTGGCGAATTAGAGCATATGCTGTTGGCCTATTTGGGTGCTGTGCTATCGGAGCATTTGAACCAATGGAGAGGGGAGGAAAAGGACATTTGCTAATCCCCGCATTCCCCCAGGTTTCCCACAGCTTCCCCACAAGATACCCACAAGTTATCCACAGAACTGACCACAACATGTAGGGGGTGTGGATAACTAAAACACAACATGTAGTTGTTGATAACCTGTGGATAAGTGACCGGTAGTGTGCCGAGGAGGGTGCCTGTAAATGGGTGTGTTATCACCCTTACACAGTCCCCTCATTTTGCCCTCTACTCGATGAGGTGAAACCAATGCACAGAGAGGGGGTGGGAGTGGTGTTCCAGCTCCCGTCACTGCCCTCTGACGCAGGCTGCTTGCAGCCGAGTACGGCAACGAGCGAAGCGAGGCGGCAGCCTGTAGTTGTTTAGATATGATTACCCCGGCATCACCAACTCTTTAAAGAGCGCATCCACCCGCTGAATTGTACTGTTGTACAACTCCTACCTTCCTGGTCAAGCAGATCAAGAGCTTGGGGAAGTGGTCCGGCCTAGTGGACATAACAGGCTGTAACCCTGCAACGGGGATCACACCGGGGATCAGCCGGAGCGGAACGAGGGGGTACTAAAACCAAGAAACACCAGCCGCCCGATGCTTCCTCCCTATCTGGCTCTCGGCCATTGGGTACAGGATACCACCCTCCTCACCATCATGTTGTCTACCAAATGGTAAAATGTCGGCACGGCGCACAAAGAAGGTGTAGGGTTTTGGTATGCTCCTCATCGTTGAACTGACCATCCTCGCTTTTGTTCTTGTGCTTTTGGTGTTGGCCGTACGAGACCGATACCATGAATACGACTACCCAGACTTCGAGGCTGAGTTAGAGGAGATGGAATCGTGGACCTGCGAGTACTGCGGGTACACTGTCTACTGCGTCAACATCGAGGGGATCGTTGAGGGTATGCGTATCCACCAAGAAGCCATTTATTGCCCAGGAGATGAAGATGAAGCTTGACATGAGCGGCTACGACAAGGGATTGGTGCTTGTCCCCGATACCGTCACGATCAGCGCCGACGAATACCACAAGTTGCAGGTGATTGCAGATATCGCTCGCCGGGATTACTTGGCTATTACTGCCTCGCCGGGGACTGAGGATGCAGCCAAAGCGTCACTCGCCATCGCTTCCACCGCCGAACTCTGTGCAGCAGTTGAGGCATTGGACGAATGACCATGGCACCTGTTCGCCCGAGCTGGGAGACTGAGGAGGAGGAGGACGAGGAAGAGTATGTTCCCGAGTTCTGCCACGACCACCGCATCGAGACCGACTGTTTCGGCCACCGGGCTTGCCTGACTTGCCGAGCAGTTGAATAATTTCTGCACCTTGGTGCTTTGAAAAAAGTTTTTTGCCCCTCCGGGGCGCGAGGGGACCATCGTTTTATTCAAAGGATGGCCCACGCCTCGCACCAAGGGAGGTGGTACTTCAATAGTATCAGATCGGATAACGGATGGCGATAACGCCGGTACAAAAAGAAAAGTTCTGGGCGCTGCGTTCAGCAGGGTTTAGTCAACGTGACGCTGCCAACGGTGCAGGGTTTAGCGTGCAGACTGCCCAACGTCTTGAAGCCAAGTCTCGTGAGCGGGGCAAGGCGCTTGTTTTGGACAAGGCAACTGATGAGATGCCAAACCCCAAGAAGTACACGGATCTTACTGCCGAGGCCAAACGGGGGCTTGAGGACTTCTCGTACTTTCAGGAACGATACTTTGGCCGTATCGCTATGCCGTGGCAAAAGGAAGCAGCGGACAACATTGCGAAACTGCTCGATACCCCGAACGAAGAATACGTTGTCGTCAACGCTCCTCCTGGGTCGGGTAAGACCGTTACTTTTGTCCACGACATTCCTGTCTGGCTCACCTGTCGTAACCGTGCCATCCGAGGAATGATCGGCTCCGCCACGTCACAGCTTGCAAAGCGGAACGTCATGCGAATCAAGCGAACCCTAGAGCGCCCGGACTATGTAAAGGCTGAGGCAGTCGCCTTGAAGCGTGGGGACGCTAAGGATGGGACGGGAATCCTTGCCTTGGACTATGGGCGATTCAAGCCGATTGACAAGGAACTGTGGACTGGCGATGCCTTCGTGGTCATGCAGCAGGACGAATCCGGTGCCATTACCGAAAAAGAACCAACGTGGTCTGCCTACGGTATTGACACTTCGTTTATTGGTGGACGTTACGACTTTGTTATGTGGGACGACCTTGTAGACCCCCGCAAGATGCGTACCCTTGAGCAGAAGGAAGCGTTGCAGGACGTATACCAAGACGTTTGCGAGACTCGACTAGAGCCGGGTGGACTACTGATCTTGCAGGGACAGCGGATTAGCTCTGACGACCTGTATCGGTTTGCCTTGGACATGAACGCTCCCATGCCTGAGGAAGATGACGATTGGGAGGCCGAGGAATACACCCCGAGGATTGGAGAGGGACGTGAAGGAAAGAAATACCACCACATCATCTTTAAAGCCCACTACGAGGAAAACTGCGATGAAACCGAGCACAAGAAATCATCCAAGCCATATCCTGAGGGTTGTCTCCTTGTCCCACGCCGAATCCCGTGGAGCAAGGTCAGTACCCTCCAATCAAACCGTGGAGAGCGTTTTACAGTGCTCTACCAGCAGCAGGACGTTGACCCAACCGAAGTCCTTGTCCCAAACGCTTGGGTCTATGGTCACGACGAGTTTGTCGGCTGCATTGACAAATGGCGCGACCGCCTCGAAATACCTAGCGGGTTGGTGGCATCGGAATGTATCTCCGTCGCCACGGCTGACCCAAGCCCCACAAACTTCTGGTCGGTCCAGTGGTGGATCTACGATCCCCAATCAGAAACTCGATACCTGATTGACCTTCTCCGCAAGAAGATGGACGCTCCGGACTTTCTTGACTGGTCTGCTGACCAAGGGAAGTTTGTTGGTGTCATGGAAGAGTGGCAAGATGCTTCTCGGACTCTTGGCTTCCCCATTAGCACATGGATCATTGAAGCCAATGCAGCGCAACGCTTCATGCTACAATATGAGCATGTGCGTCGTTGGCGTTCATTGAATGATGTTGACATTTTGCCGCATACCACGGGCAAGAACAAAAGCGATTCTAACTACGGTGTGGAAACCCTAGCTCCCCACTGGCGTTATGGTCGTGTTCGTCTGCCAGGTAAAGGCGATGGCAAGGTCGTTTCTTTGAGGTTGATTGACGAGGTTACGAAATATCCGCATGGCAGAACGGACGACTGTGTTATGGCTGAATGGTTCTTTGAGTGGAATCTCCCTAACCTGAACGCCCCTAACGCTACTACTCCCGTCGCTTCGTGGCGACCATCTTGGATCGCATCGTGAAGTCAGCAGAGGACATTGTAGCTCTTTATAACTCCCGTCTTTCAAGCCGTGGAGACTACTTGGGCCGGATGAAAGACATCTCCCGGCACTACAACAACGAAGTAACTGTTCCCCTTCCTGAACTTGACTCCAACGAAAAGCCTGCTGTGGCTAACCTGTTGGCGCAGGGCATTGACCAGTTTGCTCTCCGGGTCTCATCTGTCATGCCAGACGTGCAGTTCCCTGCCCTTCGAGGTGGTATTTCGGGATCTGTGGAAAAGGCTCGCTCCCGTCGTCTTGCCACGCTTGGTTGGTTTGACATGAACGACATGCAGATGAAGATGCGTCGTCGTGCTCGCTACCAGGTTGCCTACGCTTCTGCCCCTGTTTCAATCCACCCGGTCTCGCTGAATCCCAATGACAAGCGTGAGATTCCCTTCTGGCGAGTCCGTAACCCTCTGTCAACGTTCCCGTCAGACACCATTGACGCTGACAACATGGAACCGGACGACTGCATCTTTGAGGATGCTCGCACGCTGCGTTGGATCAAAGACAACTACCCCGATTCTGCTGCTGTGTTGTACACCGGCAAAGCCCCTGACTCGGCTCTGTTCTCCATTTTGGAGTACGTTGACGCTGAGGAAACAGTTCTTGTGGCTATGGGCGCTAAGCGTGAATCCAAGGGCTATCTCGCAGGCGAGGAGAAGTCAGGCGTTTCTCAGATTGTCCTTGCCCGAGTCCCTAACCGTGCTGGCATCTGCCCTGTGGTTGTGCCTCAGCGAATCGCCCTTGACAGGGTGATGTCCAAGTTTGAAGCCATGATGGGCATGTTCCACCGGCAGGCCAAGCTTGACGCTCTCAACACCATTTCCGTTCAGCGTGGTGTATTCCCCGACGAGTGGCTTGTTCCGCACCCCAACGCACAGGGCATGGAACCAAAGATTGTTCAGAACGCCGATGGCAAGATGGGTGTTCGAGGCATCATCAAGAACGGTCAGATCATTGCGATGAATCCGATGCCGGGTCAACATTCGGAAACCACACTTGACCGGCTAGAAAGGTCTGCTCGGCTCTCCGCTGGTATTCCTCCCGAGTGGGGCGGCGAGTCGGGGTCGAATATTCGGACTGCTCGTCGGGGTGACTCGGTGATGTCTGCTGCTGTTGATCCTGACATTCAAGAGACTCAAGAGATTTTCGCCGCATCCATGGAGGCCGAGGTCCGGAGAGCCATAGCCATTCAAAAGGCTTATTACGGTAGTAAGCCAACGCTGTTCCTCCTTGGGATGGACAACAATATTGGTAAGTTCCCCGACTATACACCCAACGAAGTCTTTGAGACTGACCTTTGCAAGATTACTTACCCTCTCCCCGGCTCCGACGCAAACCAGATGTCGGTGATGATTGGGCAGAAGGTCGGCATTGGCGAGATGTCCGTGCAGACTGCAATGGAAATGGACCCTCTTATCAAAGACCCCGAGATGGAAACTTCTCGCATCCACATGGAAGGAATCCGCAAGGCACTCCTTTCGGGTCTTGAACAACAAGCAGTACAAGGACAGCTTGACCCTGCTACGATTGCTCGCATTGCCATAAAGACGGCAGACGGCAAGACGACGCTTGAAGAAGCAATCGTTGCCGTCCACGAGGAAGAACAAAAGAAGCAGGCTGACAAGCAGAATGAACAAGCACAAGCACAGCAACCCGGAGCGATGCCCGGAGGGATGCCAATGCCAGAACAGCCCGGACAGCCCGAAGCGCAACCCGAAGATCAGCCAGGTCTTGCGGCTGCGATGGGCGGAGCAGGTACTCCTGAAGGAGCAGCGCCGGTTTCAGCACCTCCGCAGGGGTTAGGCAACCTGTCTCAGTTGCTAGGACAACTCCACTCATCGGGTTCAGTTCCTACGGTTTAGGGAGAATAAATGCCACGGACAGGTAAAGGCGGAAAGCGAGAAGGCGCAAGCCAGACCTCGTACTCAAACCGTACTGATTTGAATGATCGAGGGCCACAGCCAATCACGGCTGCCCCCGGTGAACCCTACGGTCAGCGCCAAATGCTAGAGGACGCTCAGAGGGCCGTTCCTATGGCTGGGGTACAAACCCCCACTCCTGCTCCTACAGCGCCTCAGAACGAACCACAGGCACCTTCTGTGCCAGCTCCAGGTACTATTCCGTTCCTGCACCCGTCTGAACGACCTGACGAACCTCTTACCCATGGTCTTGCAAGCGGTCCCGGCGCTGGGCCAGAGATTCTTGCAGGCGTTCCGAACCTTGCTCACAAAAATCTTGTTTCAGTTCTTGAAGCTGCTGCTCAAGATCCTGCTTCTTCTTCTCGTGTTCAAATGCTTGCTGACTTTGCTAGGGCGCACCAACTCTGATGGCAACGGGCGACATCATTCCAGGGGTTGATCTTTCTGGTCTTAATGTAACTTCAAGCGGAGCAACTACACCTCCTCCCGCACCAAAGCCAATGATGGTGCCGAATTACGCGCAGATGATGAACAAGGTTGTTGCTGCTGCTCCAACGCTGCATCCCGAACTTGCACACGCCGCTGTTGTCGCTGGTGGAGATCCTGTTGACAACGCTCATAAACTTGCTGCTCTTGACTTGATGCACCGTACTGCAACTCAAGCGATTCAAGACCACACAGACACAATGGAATGGCACCTGCGCCAAGAAGCAGATCGCTACAAAACCCTTGATGCCACTCGTGCAAAAATGCGAGGCGAGCAATACGCTGGTCAGGACGGAACACCGTTCTCAAGTATTCGACTCTCTAATCTTCCAACGCAAGATCAGATTGACGTTACCAATCTTGCTAAGACAGCGTTTAGCAACCCAATCGCTACCGGCATGGTCTCCTCTGGAATGGGACCGGACTATCGCAAGATGTCCCTTGACACGATTACCGCAAAAGCAAATGAGTTCAAATCAAAAGGTAATCTTGAAGCTTACAACAAGCTTATGCAACTTGCTCAATACGCAGATCAAGTTCCAAGCGACCTTAAGTGGTATCACGACCTATACGACAAAATCAAAGGTACTTATGGGCCTGAAAGCCCAGGTGTTTTACAGCTTGTCAACCAACGCATTGCCAAGATTAAAGAGCAGCACGCTCAAGCAGCAATGCTTTCTGAGAACTTTGAACTGTCCGGTAAAACTCGTCAAAAAACTTGGAGTCAAGAGCAGCAGGCAGCGTACATTCGTGCTCACCAAAATGATCCAATGTCAGAGGTTCCGCCTCCAACGATTCATGTAATGCACGATGAATACAATACGCTTAAAAACGCAATCATTGAAAAGTTTGTTACTGACCCTTCCGCAAGAAGCCTTTACGAAAATCCAAATGTTGACTTCTTTAACTACAGCGGATTGTCTACTGAAGCACAAAAAGAATTAAAGCAACTTCAAGATGCTTTCCGTCCTTACTTTGCAGGACAACTTGAAGGTTGGTCATCGCAAACTACAGATCCATCAAGCAACTTTAGTTCCCCGTTTGATGGAATTGTTCGTGGCCTTGTTGGTAATGTTAAAAAAAATGTAGCGACACTTCCGAAGCAAGCATCTAACTCTGCTGCTGGTCCTGTTCCACAAACCATGTTGCCATACCCTACGGTTGGTCTTGTCAACCCATTAAATAGCATTGCCGGGATGGTTCTGCCAGGTGCCGAGTACGGCGCAAGTGCAGTTATGAATAACACGCAAAACCAATTCCGACTGCTTCTACAAGCGTACAAAAACAACGATTGGGTTACTGTTTCAAGAATTGTAGCTGTATGGGCTGGTACTGCTCTTACCGCTGTTGCGTTGCAGCGAATCCTTGGTGGCCTTGGTGCTGAGATTGGTGCAGAAGCCGGTGCCGGTCTTGCCGATGTTCTTGGTGAAGGTGGAGCCGCTTCCGCTGGGGCTGGTGCAAAAGAAGCAGCTTTTGCCAGTGACCCCGAAATTGTTGCTGCACGAGAAGCAGCCCGAGCAGGGCAAGCACGCCTCATCGGACCGACTGATGCCGCTGCTCAAAATGCACTAGAAACTTTGGGCAAGGTGTTTCCAAAGGCTGCTGCCGCCGCACGAGACACTACCTCAACCGTTGGCGGAATGTCCGAAGCCGACATTGCTGCTGCTGCAAAACAGATTCCTTTTGACTCCGCTAAATACCTCGCAAGCGAACACGATGTTGCAAGTGAACTTGATCACTTGGCATCTACCTCCCTCATGGAAGGCACGACCCAGACTGCTCGATCCTTTAGCGTTGAGACAGTTCGCTCTGCTGCCGATGCAGTAAGTAAAGCCGTTCGATCTGCGTACAACCAAGTTGACAAAGCGGTACTGCATGGTTTGAAAACAGGTGAACTTGACCTTGAGTCAATGAAGGAAACCGCTCGGGCTGCACTTGACAAAGCGTTGTTGACTGTCAAGCAAACTGCTGAAATGACCCGAGCAGAGTTTGAGGAACTTACCAAGGCTGCTCAGAATGTTCTTGATCGCAAGATTGAGTTTCTGCACGACACTCACGTTGACGCTCAGGCATCTGGCGTAAGCAGGGCTGCTCGTGCGGGTGCTGCTTTGTCTCGCAACTTTGCGGTTCGTACTCCTGTGCGTGCGGTTGGTTGGGCAGTAGACAACACATTCAAAGCTCTTAAGAGCGCCCCGTACTTCACCTGGTCAGTTGGCACCGCAGGACTTGACCCTCTGTTGTTCCGTGACCAATGGGAACATGCTAACGGCAAGGGTTCTCCGCACAACACCATTGGTCAGTCAATCTTTGGTGCTGGCAGTTGGGAGTCGGGTGTCGCTGACGCTTTCGTTGCTTTCACCGAAGGCCCATCTGCCATGGGCGCATTTGGTAGGGCTGGCAAAGTCGCAGCAGATACATCTGCTTTTACGGAAGCAGCAGTTGATCGTGCATGGAGCGGTGTTCTTGGTCCTGTGAACCGATACCGCATGGCGCTCAAGCAACTTCAAGGTTTGACCCCTGCCGAGATGATCCGCATTTTCCCGTTCCTTGGGAATGACATTGGCGATGGCATGACAGTTGCCTCAATGCTCACTGGCAAATCTGCTGCTGCCGTTCGTGATGCTTCTAAGGCTGCATACGACGCTGAACTCAAGAGCGGAGGAACGCTTCACAGCGCCGAACTCGCTCGTCAAAAGGTTATTGACTCCAATGTAGGTATGTCTGCCAAGGACATGCACCAAGTCTTTAAGGAACTTGCTGCATCTGCTGAGTACACGGAAGCGATCAAACTCCCACAATCGGGTATCTACGGCATAATTCGAGCAGGCGGAAAACTCAGCGAGAATGCTACGCTGCAATACTTCTCTCGGTTGTTTGCACAATCACCAATGACTCTTGCCAAGTCTGGCTCCATTGAAGCCCGTGTAGTCAAGTACGGAGACACTGGCGGTCTTTCCGCTATTGGTCAGTTGATGCAGCAGGGTGGCGCTACACCTGCACAAATCGCTGGCACCATTAACCGGATGCTGCTTTCGCCTGACAATGCCTACCTCTGGCGCTCTGTCTACCAAGGTTCATTGTCAAACATGATGGCGATGGAGGCGGACAGGGTTCTTGTCCGTATGGCTGCTGATGCCGAGGGCATGAGTATTAAGAGCATTTTTGATCGCATCGCAAAGTACCAGAAAGAACTGGATGACTTTGAAGCAGGCAAGATTTCTCTTGACCCTTTGCGTAGGCAGAACATTGAAAAAGAAATTGCAAGTTGGCAAGCTCGTATTGGCGACGAAGCGACTCGTAAGGAAATGGCTCGGGTGTATGCAGCCATTGACGAAACTGCTGCACAGATGGCAGGAGATTCTTCAGCCGGGCTAGATGGGTACTATGGCTACGCTCGTAGCGATCTCTTTGACACCAACACGGATCTTTCACGACTTGTCAATGGCCGTCACGCAGCCCTTACATTTAAGCAGCGTGGAGAACTTTTAATCCCGTCATACAAAGAAGTGTCTCGTGCGATGGACACAATCTTGAAATTGTCTATTGACAAGTACGCACCAGCAGGCATGAAGCTTGAACATCTCCTTGAGCGCAATTTCCTCAAGGGGACTGACTGGGTTAACACCTACATGAACGACATGATCTTCAAGCCTCTTGCTCTCTTGACCGGAGGTTGGGCTACCCGAGTCTCACTTTCTGAGATGTCACTCAACACCGCTCGTCTTGGGCCACAAGATGTTGTCGCAGGTTACGCAGCACAGAACCTTGAGCGTCAGGCTTACCGTATCCGTACGCTTATGGAACGTGGGATGGGAGCCAAAGAAGCCAGGGCGCAAGTTGACAGGGACATGGAGGACGAAGCGTTCCAGCGTGAAACCCTTGCCATGCAACAGGAAAATGTCAAGCGTGTACAACAAGCGTATGACGCAGACACGGCTCTTGGCAAAGCAGGCGGGTTGCGTCGTCGTCCTGCCGATCTGCTTCCATCGCCAGAACTAACACAGTTAACTAATTCCATTACGCCTTCCGCTATTGAAAAGCGTCTTGTGGATGCAGGGTACACGGCTCCTCGAATTGCCTACCGCAATGTTGCAGCGTTTGTCCGTGGTCTCATTATGGGACTTGACGAAAACATCATCATTGGTGTTGGCCGTGAAGATTTCCTCAAGGCAGCCATTGACTTGTCATTCCGTCACAACACCTACTTGCCTGGTGTCGCAAACGCCGTCCACACAAAGCAGATGTCCGGCATTGACTACAACGCCGACGAAATACAAAAGACCTACCGCACTAACCTGTTTGGACCTAAGGGCGAAACCAAGGTCAAGAAGTTTGGCAAACTCAAGGGTGAAATCAAACTCAAGCGGATTCCTGTTCAGGATAAGTGGCATGGCGTTGGGTTCAACGACTCCTCATATTTCGAGGGCTGGCACCACATGCTGCTGTCTGTCTCTAGCGACAAGATTTATGCAAGCAAGGTAGCAGGAATCCTCCGTGATGCCTACGATTCTGGTTTGAGCAAGGAAGAAGCCCGAGCCTACGCAATCAACCAAGCGGAAATTGAACTTCGCAAACTGCCGGAATCCGAACTCCGAACAATGACTCGAAGCACATCTCCTTCGGTTGCTTCTGCTGGTCAAGGTATTAACGACCCCCTTCGTTCATGGGCAACAGACGAAGTGGATAACATCATCGCTCTTGTCCATGGTCAGGGACCGCTTGAAGAAGCATTGTTCCACAAGAACCTTCTTGACCAAACCGCAGACGGTACGCTTCCCAAGGATCTTGGTTCATTCATTCGTGAAAACGGTGGCACGGTTGACGAAGCTGGCAACGCAGTTAAGTACAGCAACAACGATCTTCCGTTCAAGGTCAATGCTCGTGAGCGTGGGCTGCAAGCATGGACTCATGGCATCCAGCACATCGCACAGATTGGTCACGAAAAGGCTNTTGGACCGCTAGTCAACCACCTTGCTCGTCAGCCTGTGTTTATTGCTGAGTTCGCTCGTCAGCGCCAAGGCCTTGATGAAAAGGTATTGAATGGTTTGCTGAGCAAGGATCAGGCAGATGTAATCGCCGAGATTGCTGCTACTCGCAACATGACAAAGTTCATTCACAACCCGATTGACAAAACCAAGTTCGAGGAAATGATTTCGGTTGCCTCGCCGTTCTACTTTGCACAGAACCAGGCGTTCCGCCGTATGGGTCGCTTGCTTGCTTCTGACCCCGGAGCCTTCTATCAGTACATGCGGATGATGCTCGGCACCACCGATGTCGTTCAGCATGTCGTTGACAAGAACGGTCTGCCAAGCGTGTTCATTCCGCTGTCTGCTGCCATGATGCTTGGTCTGCCGTTGACTGCCTCACTGAGCAACCTTGCCGTAATGGACCCGTTCTCGCCACCGCAGGAAGGCGCACCAAAGTCTGCTGTACAGACCTACCTTGACATGCTTATGCCTCGTCCCGGCTGGTCGCTTGAAATCCTTGGGTACATGGTTCTTCTTGAATCACCGTTCAAGCCACTTGGCACATACCGTGAACGGAAGTTGGCGGAGCAGGGCATTACGATTCCCGGCATAGGGTTGCACCTTGGCGGTCTCGGAGCGATGACGGTCAACAGCAACATCCGTGACCTGTTTATTCCCAACAGCATCCTTCGGAACTTTGTCAACCTTGGTCTTACCTTGGGTGGTGACACTTACACAACTGGATTCCTTGGGGTCAGTTCTGGTGTGTCAGCTCGAATCCAAGCAATGAACCACCACAGTTATCAAGTCGCTGGGCCATTGTGGAAACAGGTTCAAAAAGAAGCAAAGGCAAAGGGCTGGGATAGCGACCAGGCACATATTGAGTTTGGCCGTCGCCTTACGCAACTCATTGGTGAAAAGGACGCTAACGCTAAGCGCCAACTTCAAACTGAATTGACGTGGAAAGCTTCTCTTGCACTTCTTGGCAAAGCAATTCTTGGTTCTGTTTCACCGTTCTCAATCGGTGTGGGCCAACCAGACAACATTGTTAAGACGGTTCGAGACCAGTACTTGCAGAAGTACAGCGTCAAAAATGGCTACAACGGTTACGCAGATGCAATGAAGCACCTGTGGGAAGATCACCCTGACCTGTACGTTTCATACGTTTCCAAGTCACAAAGCGTTTACGGTGGTCAGATTCCCGAAGGCATTTCAATGTATAACTACATTAACGACCACATGGAATGGGCAAACAAGTACCCGCTTTCGTTCCTTGCATGGGGGCCTGACGCAAGTAGCGAACCATACTCCGGTGCTGCTGCTCAAGCTTTGCTCGATGCCAACCTTCGTATTTTGAATACTCCCGAAGAAGCCGCAACTGCACTGGCTATTTCAATCGGAAACGCTCAGTACTACAATAGCGCAATGAATATGGGACCATACGCAGCAAAATCTATTAAAGCCCAGATTGCAGCAGACAACCCTGAATGGGCAGGAGCACTTACTAACTCTAAGACTGCGTTCCGTCGAGACAACCTTGTTGATGAGATGACGAAAATGATTAACAATGTTCCTGAACTGAAACCGATCAAGGGTGTACCCTTGAGTAAGCAGTCAAAACAACGTCAAATCTCAGCACACTTGCAAGAGTTCCTTAACGACCAATATCAACAGTTGCTTGCGATGAAAAGCCTCAAGGGTGCTCATGGGCTAACAAGTGGAGTCGTTAAAGAGATTTGGCAGCAATCCATTATTCCTGATGCAATCAAACAGTATCCCGACCTCAAGCCTGCGATGAACGCAATCTTCTACAATCTTGGATAGACCATGACTGACACCATGACCCCCGCACCAGACGAGCAGGAAACTCAGGCTCCCGAAGAAGCTGAACCGACTACGCCCGAAATGCAAACGGAGGAAACCCCTACCGCTCCCGAAATTGNTGATGCTGGAATCCCTGTTGTCCCTGATGAAAAAGGTGGCAAAGCAGGAGAAGTCAAGAAGATCGCAGATGATTACGTTATTCCTATTTCAGATGGTGCTATCTCGGAATGGNATAAAAACGGCGGTGCGGAAGCGTTCAAGAAGTACGCCGAGCAGATTGCTATTGGCATGTACCCAACCTTCGCCCCACAGATCCAAGCTGGAATCCCCACTCGAATCCTGCTTGACCCTTACGTTCAGATTGCCGCACAGACTCTTGGCCCGATGATGACCGAGCCGAACTGGGCAGATCCTAAATGGTCTGCTGCTCTCCAAGGTGGGGTTGACCCCAAGACGGGGCGACCTGTTCCAATGAACCTTGACGAATGGCGTAAGTACCTTATGAACGATCCTAGCCACGGATGGGACAAAAGCCCACAGGCACAACAGCACGCAACAAATCTTACTGACGCTATCCACGCAGCCTTTGGTGGCGGTCAATCAGGAGGCATGTAATGACACCGCACAAAGTTGGCGATACCACTGTTATCGCTGGTGTATCGTATACATACCAAATGGTCAATGGGCAGGTTATCCCTGTCCCGACAGACAGTATCCAAAAAACATACCGTCTTGGCGCTGCTCCTGGTTTGCCACAGGGTTCAATCTACGCAAGCACAAGCCAAGATAAAGTTTGGGACAACCTAGTTAATGGTGTACCTGGTCAAGCGCAAGGCCTTGGAATTGCTGCTGCTACTAACCTTGTACGGCAATGGTCGGGCGACCCCACCCTTACAGCAGAGCAGGCTCGAACAAAGCTGAGCGGATGGCTCAATACTTACGGCACCGTATCCACTGGTGTTGGTGGAGTTTACCAAGGACTTATGGACTCTGGCGAACTTGGGCGTGGAACCGGATCAGGTAGTGGATCGGGTAGCGGAACAAGCGGTGCCAATATCCTTGCTAACGAACAGTCAGCCTTTGGTCAAGTCAAAGATGTCCTTAAACAATATGGCCTTGAAGGGCAATTAAGCGATTGGGCATGGCAAACACTTGTCAACGCTAATGGGCAGATGTCTGCTACAGATGTTGTAAACGCTATGCAGGATACGCAGGCTTTCAAAGACCGTTTCCCTGCCATGGCGATGAGAACCGCAAATGGCTACAACCCCATCACGGTTACTGATTACCTCAACTTTGAGGACACGATGAACTCTCTGGCTTCTTCTTACGGGTTGCCAAAGGGTGCCATTACAAAAGATGCAATCAACCAACTGATTTCGGGCAATGTCTCAGTAGATGAGATGAAGTCTCGATTCAATACTGCTTACGCTGCTGTTCAGAACGCAGATGCCAACACTAAGACGATGTTGAATCAGTATTACGGCATCAACGATGGATCACTTGTTAGTTATTGGCTTGACCCGAAGCACACCTCAAACCTTTTGCAGCAGCAGATTGCCTCAAGTGCAATCGGTGGAGCAGCGTTGGGAAGTGGCTTTGGAGCAACTAACAGGAATGTTGCCGAGGAGATGCAGAAGCAGGGAATTACCACGGCTGAGGCTCGGGCAGGGTTTGAGAAGATTGCCCCAATGCAATCTATGGAACAGGCTCAGGTCGGTCAGGCTGGGCAGGCAACTGTCACCAGGCAGCAACTCATCGGTTCTCAGTTCGGCTCAATGGACAAGACCCTTGGCCTAGACCCTGCACAAGTTCAGGCACAACTTCAACGGACACAGGAAGCCCGAGCCGCAGGGCTTGAGGGTGGCGGTCAATACGCAGCCGACGCTAAGGGCGTCGTAGGACTTGGATCTGCCTCTACTGCTGGCACAGGTCGAGTCTAATTTGTGATACACTTACTCCTAGTGGAGCTTTGGCCGGTGTGAACACCGCGAGCTAAGGCCGCTGCCCGGTAGGGGTTGGCAACCCTGACTGCGTATAGGCCAAACAAACCCAATTAACTATCCGTGTTCACACCTCCGGTGGACATGCGTAACGGGATGGAGAGACCAACATGAGCGAATCCGACGAGTTCTACGAGAACGAGGAATCCGACCACCTTGACCCGAACATCCGAGCAGAGCTTCGGAAGTCCAAGGAACGTGCGAAGGAAGCAGAGGCGGCTAAGGCTGAACTCGAAAACCTGAGGCGTGACCTGGCGTTCACCAAGGCAGGAATCCCCGAGACTGGTGTTGGAGCACTTCTCCGCAAGGCATACGATGGAGACACCGAACCCGAAGCAATCCGCAAGGCTGCTGAGGAATACGGAATCTTCTCAGGCCAAGCGCAGGCTACCGACCCAATCAAGGCAGAACTAGAAACCCACCGGCAGATTCAAGGATCAACCGGAACCACCAACTCAGGCCCAGACGCTTTCCAAGCGATTCAAGCTTTGATCGAGGAGGCGGGTTCAGTGGAAGCAATCATGGAGGTCATCGCCAAGCAGGGTGCCCCAGGGGGCATCTTTACTACCGGCCAACGCTGATCCATCGGGGTTAACCTCTAAGGAGACCCCAAGTGGCTTACACCACGACCTCACTGGGCCTTGCACAGGCGGCATATGACCGTCTTGCACGTTTCGCCCTTCGTCCAGAACTTTACTTCGACAATGTTGCCGATGTGAAGCCCACCAACCAGAGCATGCCCGGTTCGTCCGTCACGTTCCCGATCATCTCGGACCTCGCCATTGCGTCGTCTGCGCTGAACGAGTCAACTGACGTTACGCCTTCGGCCATGTCCGAGAGCACCGTCACGGTGAGCCTCGCTGAATACGGTAACGCCGTGCTCACGACTGCTGCCCTCCGTGGTGAGAGCTACGTCGAGATTGACCCCATCGTTGCTAACGTCATTGGTTACAACGCTGGTGTGTCGATTGACACCGTTGCTCGTGATGTCCTCAAGGCTGGTACGAACGTCGCTTACACCGGAACGGCTACCTCGCGTGCCACGGTGAACAACACGACCTCGTTGCTCAAGGCTGCTGACATCCGTAAGGCCAAGGCGTTCCTTCGCTCGAACAACGTCCCGACCTTCAACGGCTTCTACACGACCTACATCCACCCGAACGTCGCTTACGACTTCNCTGGTGAAACTGGTTCCGCTGCATGGCGTGACCCGCACACCTACTCACAGCCTGGTGAAATCTGGGCNGGTGAGCTGGGTGCGTTNGAAGGTGCTCGTTTCATNGAGACCCCTCGTGCTCCTGTGTTNGCCTCNTCGGGTTCATCGCTGACNTCCTCGACCAACGTGGACGTTTACGGTGTGCTCATGGTGGGTCGCCAGAGCCTTGCTAAGGCATGGTCAATGGTTGACGGAAACACCGAACAGCCTCACGT